ACCTGTTGTCCAAGGTAATCGTCGGGGTATTTGGGGCATTCGTGCACCTTTTCCTTGGTTAAGTGTTTAAGGAGGTGTCCATCACCCTCTGGGACAACAATGTGGATATCTCTAAAACCTCTGGCAAATAGTTCGCATGACTTTAGGCAGTGAGCCAGCCATTCAAAATCCCCACGATAGCTTCTAATAAAAAGGTCTACCGAGGCCGACATAAGATATCGTACTGGAACCGATTTGGTTCTGGGTGTGGCTCCATATCATATTTTAACTCGTCAGATATATACTCCAAAAGGCCTTCTAGGCTTTCACCCTGGCGGTAAAGAGCGTTGCTGTTGCACTCAACCCAAAGCATAGGCCGATAAGCCTCAATTGTTTGTCTGGCTCCGCGCAAAGCAGAAATTTCGTGACCCTCGACATCAAGCTTGAAAAAGTTCAGCTTTTTCAAATTAATCGAGTCCAGATCCAGAACAACGACTTTCTCGATCCCAGCACCCCCAAGATGACCAGCACCGGCATTGGATGACTTCGAGTACACATATTCCCCACGCTTGTCGCTTAAGCCGTAAGGCATACTCACGGCCTTCGGGCAATTGTGGACTAGGCATTCAAAAGCTTTTGGGTTTGGTTCAAAAGCGTATACGGCTCCAGACGCACCAACTTTCTCGAGATAGGCGATTGTGTGATCACCAATAAAAGCACCGGCGTCGACAACAAAATCACCTTCGTTAATGTTGGGTAAGATAATCCCCAACGAATACTCGTCGTGTGCTAGCTTGCCAGACTCCTCCACCCATTTTGAAATGTGGGTGTCACCTTCGATCACCGCAAGGTTATTTGGGAGAAGTTTCACAAGTTGCGAGTGTAGTCGATAGGTTTGTTTAGGCCAACATCTTCTTTTTGACAAAATTTAAAAGTTTAACTTTATTCCCGATACCCCTAACCCAATTGGCGTGATGCATAAGTATGCTTTTGGGTATTTCAAGATCCTCTTGCCCTTCCCAGATTTGGTTGTTGGTCGCTGACGAAATTGTATAATACTTTTCGTTTGGGAGGAAATCGAAGGAAATCGTATCGGCTATGGTGTTTGCCGCAAGTTGTTCATCCTGGTACTTCGGTAGGAGATCAAGAATCTTCTCGTAAAAGCCTTCCGATGTCGAATTGCACTTAATCAAGACAAATCCTGTGCACATGCGGTTTTTATGTTCTGGTTTTGGGGCATCGTCCTGGAACAAAATATCAACGCCATCTCGCCTCTGGCTCAAAATGTCCTCTGCAAAACCTTCAAAAAACTGGACATCGGCGTCAGAAAGAACCACAAAATTACCAAAATTGCTTCTTATGATCTTTAGGATCAGCCTAACTTTATCGAGCATAGCGTAAGACCACCCTTCAGAAAAATATTCGCCAGCTTCTGTCCTTTGAGGCAACTCGGCAAAATTTAATGACAATAAATTTTTTGGGTCTGCTCTGAAAAAAGAAGGCTTGAAAAACTCTAGGAATATTGGTTTGTGGGATTGGGAGAAAAACGAAAAGACTTTCACACCTTAAGTTCCCTCAATCGGTCAATGAATGAGCTATTTTTACATTGATGGAACAAAACAGTTTTAGGCTTGAGGATGTCGGTTAAGCTTTTTTTGTCTGGGAAATCAAAATCACGTTTCTGACTCCAAATGTGCTGGATGAGTTCCGTCCAGTGTGCGTTGTTGACGATATCGTCAGCGCAAGCAACGTCCCAAGCGATGCGATCCAACTTGCAAACATATTGGGCTTGGTGGAGAACATCTGCCGGGTAAACAGCATTGCCGCTCATATGTAGCGGGACATTCTCGGCTACTACTCTCGCTCCCATAAAGGGCTTACCACACGAATTGTACTCAGCCTCAATCTGATCGATCCAGGAGGGGACGATAGGGACACAATCTGCCTCAAACCAGAGGAATGGGCGTTTGATGTCCCAAGTAATATGCTGGCAAAGTCTTTTAAAAAGGTGGTTCGGGCTCTGAGGCCAGCCACGTTCATCCTCGTCGTGGGGGACAAAGAAACTTGTTTTGGCAAACGGGCTTTTGAAGGCCGATGTGTCGACCCTTTTGGATGCGGAAATGATGAGCTCATGTTTCTCCGTGGGTGTCTTGATCTCCTCAATCCAGTCCAGCAAGCGTTGCGCGGCTGGTGCGTCCAGATGGCTGGTTGGCAAAACCAAAAGCATCGGACTACCCTAGGGCAATAATGTCGGCTGGTATAGCGGTTTTTTTAAGTTTCTCGCCAACTGAACCAGGTGTGCTGGAAGCCGACGAAAGAGCGTAGTCCCAGACGTTGGCCTGGGTTAAGACGGCGGTACCGACGGTGTTGTCCACCGCTACGCCTGCGGCCACGGAGCTTGCGGCTGGGACGGCACAGGTGCCGGTAAGGTTGCCTGCGTTGTAGGTGACACCGGAACGGACGTTGGTGACGGCTGGCATTAGGCCAGCGGCGTTTCCATCAACGAGGGTTTTGGTCCCAGCGGCTGAAGTGTAAAATTTTGCGGTGTTTGTTGAATCGTCGATCAGCTGGAACACTCCTGGTCCGCTTATGGGGGTATTTCCACGAGCCCCGAACTCAAGTTTCTTAAATCGAATAATCGGGTTTACGTTCTGAGCATTAGCCGCATAGGTAAAACCGTTTATACCAACAGAACCTGGACCAAAATCGTTTCCAACAAGTTTATCTGCTATTAAAGTGGCCGTAGAAGAAGCACTATAACCATGGGCAGCAGATCCAATACCTGCGGTAATCGTACCGTTAACCGTAATCACTGAATTAACTTCGTTAGAGATCCCAACACCAGCTGCCCCAGAGCCGCCAACAACATTACCATTTATAGTTGCTGGTGAGTTATTGTTCGAACGATAAGCTATAGAAGTACTTCCTCCTCCTCCCCCGGTTAAATTGCCATTTATAAGAATTACTTGTCCGGAATTACCAGACCAAAAAGTATAATTTTGGGTTGTTGAATTCCCGGCAATCACGTCACCTGTCTGAGTATATTGAGAGCCACTCCCAACAAGATAAACGGCTCCGCTTTGCGTACCAACACCAGAAGTAGAGCCGTAAATACTTCCATTCACAACCAGTAACCCACCAGCCCTGTGCACAATAGCCGCCTCGCTTTGAGATCCTCCTGCTCCGGTGGAAGCTGCGTAGACATTTCCGTTAACAGTTATGGTTGCCCCACCATTTATGTCGATTGCTCGGTTTACCAGTGTTCCCGTCACATTACCTGTGATGGTACAAGGGATGGAATTTGTATTGTGGTAATATGCTGGGTTACCGAAACCACCTACCCCAGAAGCCCCTCCTGTAAGATTACAATTTATAATTGTGGAAGAAGGTGCGATAGATGCTCCAGTAGGACTCCAACCAACAGATAATGCTGCAGTACTACCACTTGTGGAGGTCCCGCCAATCAAAGCTGAACCACTATTAATTTGAGTAAATGTTGGGATATTATTAGAATTAAATAAACTTATTCCGTTACAACTGTTTCCACCAGTTCCTCCACGAACTGTCCCAGTCACATATAAGGAGCCACCAGCATGTCGTACCCCTTCGGAATTAGTTACGCTTCCACCAGTTATATTCCCGTTAATTGTGACCGTGGGGTAATCGGAAAGACTGGACGATACGAAAGAATAAGTCCCCATCGTAAATGTGGAGTTGGCATTTGTGCCTGCCGTTACCGCTCCGTTTAAGGTAAAGTTAACTGTTCCAGCAACAATGGTCACAACTGACCCGTTGGCCGCTGAGATAACATTTGCGTTAACGACTCGTGTTCCGGAAGTCTGGCTTTGGAAAGTCCCTCCTGCCGTGATTGCGGGACTGCCGACCGCGGCGTTACGTAAACTGATCACCGTAACATTTTGATCAATGGTTACGGTTCTGTTATTGGCGTAAACATCGTCAGCGGATGTGGGCAGTGTTCCACCGTCCCATGTGGCGGTGCTAGACCAATTTCCGTTGGCAACGGCGTAACGAATGGCCATATTAGGTCTTCGTCAGGCTGGTGAGATTTCCGCTTCCGTCGTACCCGAGCGTAAGCGTGGCGACCGTGGTTCCGCTGGAACCTCCGGTTTTGTAGGTCACCGTGGACAAGTTTCCGGAACCGTCGTAGCCGAGAGCCCGGTAATCATGAGTGGGAATGTCCCACCCGGGAATGTTTACCGTCGCCTCAACCGGGCTTGCCCGTAACTCGGTATCGGTAAGACCTCCGCCTCCTCCACCCCCACTACCGCCGCTTTGAAATACAGGCATATTATCCCTCTAGTGCTACGAAAGGTTCGCCGGCTGTGTTGCAGAAAATATGAATTGCCTCAACCGGAACCGCGCCATCCTCGAACACCACGCCGCCGCCGTTTGCGCTTATGCAGATCCCAGTTGTATCGGTAGGCGAATAGCCGATACCGACATACATCGAATCAGTAGCGGATAGGTTTTGAACCAGAAGAAAATTACGGTCCGGACTGGCAGGCACAATCTCCTGGCTTACTCCAGCCGAAGTGATTGTTCCCGAGTTATTGGTAAAACTTGTGTTCCGAAAGCCCATAGGACTTACCTAGGATGCCGGAACCCGATACAAAATCAAGAACTTTGTCCGAAAAGCTTATGCCAGATGGTTTGGCCTACCGTGGTGATGGCGAGCGTAATAACGGCCACAATTCCGTAACCACGGTTAATATGACCCTCAACGTTCTGAATACGGTTCTCCTGGCTGGAAATCGAATCTACCAGAATATCCAGCTTGGACTCCATGCGGGCAGTCCTGTCTAGAAGCTCATAGATCACGTCATTTTGATCCATAAACTTCCTCCAGCATGGGGATAAGGTGCTTCTTCATCTTACTTGCAGTATAACCCTTTACCCCCAGTAAAGGCAAGAATAGTTCGAAGCAGAGTTCGAACGACTCCCGCTCGAAGCAGGCTTTTGGCCTGCCGGCTTTCTTCCCGGCCCTCAGGTCTTGGAGATCGTTCCAAGCCTGGCGAACCACGGCCAGGAGCAAACGGTCCACGGCTAATTAGGCTTCTTCGGCCATTCCTTTTTCAACGGCCTCAACCATGCCCATTTCCTCGCCGCCTTCTTCAGCCTCGACTTCTTCGGCTTCTTCAGCCCCGGAAACGCCGATACCTTCGACTGCGGTTAGATACATGGTGGGACCTTTGAAGTAGCCGCTAGCCATAAAATCAAAGGGTTTGCCTTCGGCAACACCCTCCGGGGGTGTGAAACCTTCGGGAACAGGAAAAGAGATATTGTCCATAAAAACCTTTCAGTAAAGATCCCCCCAGGGGATAAACCCTGGGGGGATCGATTCGATTAAGCGTTAACGTTGTTGATCAGTGTGACAAGTTCGTTGACCTTTTCAGCCAGTGACTTGAAGTTGTTATTCAAGGTCGTTTGGTTGAAGGCCGCGCCCACGTCAGAGATGGTGTTGCTGGCCGTGCCAGTGGCAGCGGTCAAGGCAACAACATTGGTCCACGTCCCGCCATTGGCAAGAACGTTACGGACCTGAGCGGCGAGAACATTGTCCTGCGTCGCTACTTGAAGAGGGAAACTCATTTAGAGTACTCCTTTCTTCAATTAGCTAACGTAGTCGAGGCTGATCGCGGACCGCTTGTGCAGGATGGCATAACCATACTGCGGGAAGACGGGACGCGCACCGTTGGCCAGAACGCCACGGAAGTAACCAACGTTACCATCCGGGTTGCTCTGACGGTCAAGGATATTGACCCATTTGAACTCACCCCGGTAATTCTGGGGGTTGAAGCTCATCTTGTTGGCGGTGTTGACCGGACCAGGAACCACCGAACGGAACACATCCTGATGGTAGATGTAGCTCAGCTCATAGGCCGCAGTCTCGTACTCGCTGTTGATGTTGTAGGCCGTACCCTTGGTCGTGGTTTCCTTCTTGAACGGATACACACGGATGAGCTTGTCATTCGTGGTGTCGTACACGCGGAACCGCGGGGGATACGGATCGATGGCGTGATAAAAGCCACCGTAGCTGCGCTCGATACCGAGCGGGGTCAGCAGTTCATTGGGCTTCGCATAGCGGAAGTCCTGACGGATGTCGGCGTTGAGCCGGATCAGGGACTCGCTGGTCTCAGCACCGCAGATCAGCATGAACACCGGAGCACCGTTCTCACGGCCCATGGCGTTCGTTCCCGCGCCGTCGCGGACGAGCTTCATGTAGAGCCGCTTGAGGATGCCCTGAGTCAGCTGACTCTGAGGCAGGTTAGCCGCAGTGATCGCGCCGGAAGCGGCAGTGCCGACTCCGGTGGTAACTGCGTCATAGATGACCTTCGCGTCGGCGGAGCTTGCGCTCGTGGAGGCAACGATCGAGGAGGTGCTGGGGTAAACCAGGTTTCCTTCGTCCGCAACCTGCGCCGTGTACTGATTCCGGTAGCGATCCTGCCAGATGAGCGAGGTCGACTCGGTCAGCACGTCCATGATGTTAGCCAGCTGCTCGCGACGCTTAACCGCGAAGCGCAAGTCTTCGAGGGCAACGTCGGGGGACTCCAAGGAGGCCCACTCGAGGCTGTACTGGCGGAGCTTCTGGCCGAACGTCACGCCGTTAAGAGCGGCGGGAAGAACGTTACCGGCAGACGACGTGGACTGCACCGGAGGGGTGGAGCCACCAGAGAGCGTCTGGGTATAGGCGTTGAAGCCGGTGTAGGTCTGATCAACCGGGTTGGAACCCAGTTTGCGCCAGCCCGAGCCGGCATCAGCCACGATTTCGTTTTCGGCATAACCGTTGGTATTGCCGACGCCCGCGAGAGTCCGGGACGGGTAGAACCGCTCGAAAGTAACCGAGCTGATCACGTCGCCCATCTCCTCGGGGAACTGTTCTTGCTTGGTCAGTTTGAGCCAAGCGGAAGTGTCGATCGTCCGGCGATAAATCTCCGGTCCGATACGGCCAGCTTCCTTCACGAGCAACTGCTCGATGGAGTAAGTAGTAGCCATTTTAGTTAGTTATCCTTTCATCCATCCCCCGCTCGCGCAAGGGATGTTATGATTTGCGGCAGTAGCGTTAGCTCCACTCGGAGCTATTCGCTCTTACCACACTTCAAAACCATTCCCTGGCGGCATCCCAGAGCTTTTAATGCCCGAATTGTGACCATTTCAATTTTTATAGGTCATGTTCGACAAGGGTCTCAGTCTTTATACCTGTGCCGAACAAATCAAAAGTATCAACCGGCTTGAACGTGTCAATACCTTTTACAAACTATTTTTTGCTCATTCCCCGTTCCAAAGCTTCGAGGAAGCCCAGGTCAGAGGCGATCTCAGGTGCGCTTCCGCTTTCCGATCCGGAAGATGGGAGGGTTGCGCGAAGTTCTTTAGCTGTCTTCTCAAGCTCGTTAATACGGGACTGAGTCTTGGAAACATAGTCCTGAAACACCTGCATGACTACTGGCATTGCGGCGGCGTTAAAGGTAAGCCGGGCTTTAGACCTAGGGTCAAGCTCGGTGTTCTCAATTTCCAAAGCCTTAGACTGGATAGAATTAAGGGTGTTATTCCAAGCTTCGTTGTCCTCAATAGGACGTAGAAGCGGATTCTCTTGCTGGAGCGCATCCCATTCCGCCTTATAAGCTGAAGAAATTTCTTCCTGACTGCGTTTTTGAAATGCCTCCATTTCAGACTTTTCTTCATTCTCAAGCATCTCCAAGACTGTTTTGACGTCTTTGGTAAGGACATCACGACGCTCAAAAACCTTCTGGAGTTCTTCAGCTTTGTTTCGTACCGCCAAAGAATCCACCGGATCAAAGGCAGAGGTGGCTTCCTTCAGCAGAGCCCGACGCTTCGCGGCGTCCGGTTCGACCATGGCCGAATAAATAAGCCGGGGGTCAGCCTCATAAAGTTTGGCAATTTCCGCCACTTCTTTTTGAATGACCGAGAGGGGTTCCGTAACAGCTTGTTTGTATTCACGGGTCGCCTCTAACCGTGAAAACCGTAACTCCTGTTCATACTCATCCCTCTCTGACTTTAAGGCGTCAAGTTGGGCCTTAAGATCAATCTGCTCAGTGGAGTTTACCGGGGCTTCTGCTGTTTTGGTTTCCAACTCTTTGATCTTAGCCCGGGCATCGCGCAAATCTTTGGTAAGCCTGGCCCATGCTGTTTGAGCCTCCGGCTTTAGGTTTTCAGGGGTTTTGACGTCCAACTCCTCCGAGGAAGCTTTGGTTTTGGAGGTTTCTTCCTGGCCAGTAAGCCTTTTGGTTAGAACATCCAAGGGGTTGGTATTTTCAACCGAGTTCGTTTTATCGACCACCGCTTCTTTAGCGGTCTCAACGGCTTTAACAGGTTCCGGTGTGGCCTGGACCGGGGCAGTTACAGGGGCTTCTTGAGGCCCACGATCAATCGCGTCAATCCCTGCATCCAGGGCATCGGCTAAACTCAGATCGGCGGTTGGGGTTGCAGTAGCAGTGTTACTCATGGTTTGTATTCCTTATTCTTGGTTTGGTTGGGTTTTGTTTTCCCATGGGGCCGGAAGATCTTCCGGCGCACTGGGGTCTTCTGAAAGAGTTCCTAGCAAACGGATGGCTTCGTAAAACCCTTCTCGGCGGGTATTGAGGCTCGCGTTCCAGTCGACAAAATCAACTCCAGGTGGTGGCATTACTGCGGTGGGTGTTCCCAAAAAACCAAGTACGTTTTTTAAAGCTTGCCCAGCTTCGGACTTGTAAAAGGCTTTCCAAGCCAGCCTTAAATCTTCTCTTTGATTCCAGTCTTTTAATGTCATGCAGTGGGTGCGTTCGGTGTCTCAAACGCGGAACGCAGACTAGCTGCGGTCGCGGCGTCTTGTAAAGCTAATTTTTGCTTTAGCTCGAGCTCCTTAAATTTCGCATCCATAGCGGCTTTTTCCTGCTTCAACTGCATGTCGAGTTGATGCTCTTGCATCTTCATTTGCATCTGCGGAGAAATGGGTTGAACTGCTCCCTGTTCCATTGCGGCCTGTTGCTGGGCTTCAGCCGCCGCCCGAATATCTTGTTCGACGTCGCGTTGCAAATTAACGACTGCTTCACGGAGAAGATTCATGGCAAGATTGGCTTGGCTAATCTCAGCTTGTTTCGTTTTATCTCCAGCAATTCGGGTCAAATGGTCGTTGCAATGCTCGTAAATCATCGTCAGGTACATCATGGTTCCCTGTTTGTCCTGCACCTGATTGGTTTGCGTTGCCTGGACAAGGGGCTGGGTTTCGCGCAAATGAACGCCGAGATGAATTGCGTGGTTCTCGTTTGGCATCACCGTGACCATTTTGCCGGCCTGCATGGAGCCGTTTTCAAGTTCAGCAATTTTGGCGTCCACAGGAACGCGGTTCTTAACATTTGGGTTGGGTAAATATCTGTCTACCTGGTCGTATCCGACCCGGGCGGCGACGCGATCGCGGATAGCGTTTACCTGGCCGAGTTCATCAAAGCGAGGTAGCAACTGCATGAATTCATTAAACGCCGTCAAACGTGCCGCCGGAGACCCAAGACCAATGGCCCTCACCGGGTCCACATCGTAAACTTCCTTAACAGCCTGCCACGGAACTCCACGTTCTTCCAGGCGCTGGCGGAACTTCTTGGCTTCGGCGGCTCCTTGCTCTCCGGCAATCCAGGAATCCCTTTGCAACCGGCGAAACTGTTCTCGGAGGAGACGTCCCCACGGGACATAAAACAAGTTCAGGGAGTTGGCGCTAAGAACTCCTTCATTTGCAATCTGCGCTTCAACTTCGGTGGCAGTCCGAGGATTGCCCGTAGGAGCATTCATTTGGGTGCGATACGAACCGGTATTGCTTTGGCGAACCATTGCCATTTCGTTAACAATCGGCATGACGCCAGCAGCCAAGTTGGGGTAATCAGTTTTTACTACCTGGAGGCCGGGCGGGAGAAATGAAAGGGGGCCAGAATAAGCCATCGTCATCCGGGAGATGTCTTCAGCCGACTGAGGCTGAAGAAGGACCGAAGTCTGCAACATGGCCCCATCGGCCATGGCGCAACGCAAACGGTTAGTCATCTGGATATGGGGGAAAATCTTGTACCCGAGACCGCGGATGGAATGATAAAGACCATTACCAATTCCGTAGGTAAAGATATGGAACGCTTCAGAGGCAGTTTTAAAACGGTGAAGTTTCTTGAAAAGAAAATCTCCCACTCCGTCACGACGACCGATGGCGTGGGAATAAGATCCGTCAAACTCCCGGACGTAGTAATGGATTACGTGAACCTCGCGGCTACGAACATGGGAAAAATAAAGATCGTTGCTTTTAATTTCCCTTTGCAGCTCTTCCCAATTAAAGGTGTCGACCGGCATCGTGGTGGTAGCATCGCGAATGGCTTGCTTAACTGCGTCAACATTCCAGCCAGCCTCTTTCGCCGCTTTTTCATTCTCGATGTACTTGTAAAGTTCGTGGGTTAGATAAATGCGCCGGACGCAGGCAATCTCAACTTTGTCCTCGGTGGCGGGAGTTCCGCGAGGGATTAGAAAGTCACCGATCGGGCAAATGTTCCACTGCCAGTTCCGTTCGTCTTCAAAGAAAGCCACCGCCAAGCCCTGGGCAATGAAGTAGTAAGAAAGCAACTGTTGCCGAAAATAGAAACTCGGCCAGTCTTTTGTCAACAAACGGTGGAACTCTTCTGAAATAATGGCGGCGTATTCTTCGCGCTGGCTTTCGTCGCCAAATTTGGTTTTGACGCTGACCAAGCGATCCACTGAGGTAACCAGATCGTTGTAAGCGGAAAGAGCTTTTTCCAGGTCGGCGCTGGCTTCTCCAAAATTCAAATTGGCCCTATAACCTTGACCCATTCGGCGCAAAACAACAGGATCATATGGAGCCGCACCATCAAACATATCCATGATACGGGTGCGATCCTTGGACGACTGTTCGTCGGCCAGGTAAAGATTTTGATAAAGCCCGTAAAGTCCGGCATGATTTGTAATCCGGGTTTTGGGAGCTTTGCCGCTTTTGTCCAGAGTCAAAAGCCCGTCAGCATCTCCGGTGGCGGGGTTTAGGTAGAGTTTTTCGTCCACAAGTCCATCCAGTATGGATAAATGCCTCTGCCCTGTCAATCAGGATTTACTGGGATAGGAAGGCGTTGGCCGAATGAACGGAATCCAGTTTTCTTGCCTGGTCGATCCAGGACGACCTCATTTTGCCCCCAACCATAGAACCAGCCTGAATCCCCAACCGTTGACGGGCCAAATCCAAGCCCAGAAAAAAAGCATCCGCCAAGTCGGGAGACCGGCCCAATCTCAGCTTATAATCGCGTTTTGGCTCTACAGTGACCTTGCCCCCAGAAGTAGTCATGTACTTACGCCCGGTCATCTCCTTGGCTAAGTCAGGAAGTACGCCCTTTAGTTGGTTAGCCCGCATATACTCGACCCCGGAAAACCATAATTCGGTCACACGATTAGTGTACTTGTCGGTCCCCTTGATGGGATTGGTTATGCTGACAGGTAAATTTGACGCTTTCTCGCCAAACTTGATTCGCAATATCCGTTGCGACCAAATTTCCGAAAGAATATCGCAAAACGGGTCACCGGCACCAGTGGCGTCGATTGCCACCCGTTCCGGCGGAACCCCGTTCTCCTGGCAAATTCGCATGACTTCCCGGGCAATCTGAAAGTTTCTTGGCTCCGGTTTGGTGACATCCTCCCGCAAATAATGAAACCTATGTAGGCAGACAGACGGCCCGGCTTCTTCACTTTGCCCGTACTTAAGAATGGCTAATACTGACCGATCGCCACCGTTGGTGAAGGCCGGATCGAACCCAGCCAGAAACAAAGGTTGGCCTACCCATCTAGGCTCTTTGGCCACATCGTACTTCCTAAAGTCGGCTTCCGAGTAAATACCTTCCTCCGCCCCAACCGGAGCTGGGAATGATCGGATGAACCGCCAGAAGGACAGGGAATTTTCGCCCTCGTTCTCAATGGCGTATTTGACCTGCTTGGAGGTCAACAAAAAGGGCCACTTGTCATTGTGCTCGATGTTCGGAGTCTTGAGTCCGTCCAGGTGGATGCACTTGCCGAGTTTTGTGTCCCACTCTTCCGAATCGACGGTGACCGAATTCCACCCGTCCTTGGGGGTGGAGAAAACACCGAACGGATCGTACTGGGAATTAAAGTTACCGAGTGCGACGCATTGAAAATACGGGTTGGCGTTAAGATTGTTAATCGCCTCAAAAACAGAGTTTGTCACGTCGGTCGCCTCGTCAATGATCAGAAGAACCCGTTTGTTTTTCAAGCCGATCAGTTTCGCCGTGGCTTCCTTTTCCTTGTCGGGGCTGGAAGGAACCAGGGTGATCGAGGATCGATCGCTGGCTTCTCCCGCTTCGTCCGGGTTAAGAACGATCTTACCCATCGAGTCGATCAGCTTGCCCGGCAGACCCGGAACCTGCATGTACCGCTCACGAATGGAGCCCCATAAACGCTTCCTTGCTTCTCGGACGGATGTGGTTGTTACCAGGACGAGGGTCTCGTGCGGGGCGCAGAGCCAATTGACCAAACCCCACATGGCCAGGGTTGAAGTCTTGGCCGACGACTTTGGGCCGGATATGGCCAGGTAATTGTGCTCGCACGCCCGCTCGATCATCCAGTCTGCCCAAGGATGCCAGTTGAATCCGTTCTTGTTTTTCTTGGCGTGGTATGGCCACAGAATGTTGACCGCGTTTTTAAAATGCTGGGCCTTGCCCAACCCTCCGTCCTCGGGGCGCAATCCCCACTTGAAGGAGAGCAATTCAATGTCGAGATCGCTGGCCCCGTCGGGCCAGGACTTTCCATATTTCTCAATAGGCAAGCGGCCACTCTGCATAATGACTTGACAGTTGTCAATTTAAGTTCAGTCTGGCCCGACGCTTGGGAACACATATGAACCGTGAACAGCTGTCAAAAAGGAAAGGTTGGGGAGCGTGAGTGGCGCGACGTCCTCAAGGAAAAAGGCTTCGAAGCCCGCAGGGGCCGCCAGTTCTCAGGTAGCCCGGAAAGCCCGGACGTGGTCTCCAACCTCCCGTTCCATTTTGAGGTCAAGCGGGTTGAGGCCCTCAACATTGATAAAGCTATGGAACAGGCCCAACGAGATTGTGGCAAGCAAGTGCCTGTCGTGGCCCATCGAAAAAACAAGCGCCCGTGGCTTGTTACGATGCTTGCGGAAGATTGGTTGGCGCTAGTCCGTGAAAAACACTCCGACGCCTGTAGTTCTGCACCCGTGGCAGGAGAAAGCGAAGAGCACTTTACTTCAGGCGCTTCGGAACCACTCGATCGCTCTCGATTGTTCTGACACCGGAACGGGCAAGACCGTAACGGCCTGCTCCGTCGCCAAGGATCTTGGCCTTCCGTTTGCGATCATTGCCCCAAAGATTGTTCTGCCAGCGTGGAGGGAGTGGTGTAGCACATTTGGACTACAACCTGAATTTGTCCTAAACTACGAAAAGCTCAGGACCGGCAAAACTCAATTCCTCAAAAAACTGGGCAATAAGCAATGGGAATGGACCAATGCTTCAAAGGACTTTTTGTTTATCTTCGACGAGGTCCACCGGTGCAAGAGCTACAAGTCCCAGAACGGAGCCATGCTCGAAGCGGCCCGTCCGTCCAAAATCCTAATGCTGTCGGCAACCGCCGCGGGAAGTCCCCTCGACATGCGGTTCACCGGAAGGCTCCTGGGGCTCCACAACGGCGTCAACTTCTTCAGCTGGCTCCACAAAAACGGTGTGCTCAAAGCCCCTTGGGGAGGATTCATTTTCCGAGGGGGAAAGAAAGTGCTCGTGGACATCCATTCAAAAATCTTCCCAGAGAAGGGTGTCCGGGTAAAGATAGACGAGCTTGGAGACGCTTTCCCATCCAACCAGGTCAACGCCCAGACTTTCGACATCTCGCCGAGGATCGGGGAACTTTATGAGGAGGTCGAAAAAGAAATAGCAGAGTTGAAAAGCAAGGCTTTGAGGGATCGAGACCCGGAAAGCCCGCTTACCAAGCGCCTTCGTATGCGCCAGGAAATCGAGCTTTTGCGGGTCCCGGTCATGGTGGAGATGGCCGAGGAGTTCATCTCCGAGGGGAAAAGCGTGGTGTGCTTCGTCAACTTCAGGCAGACACTGGACGCGTTGATGGAAAAGATGGAGAAGTACCAACCAATATACATTGCCGGCGACCAGTCGGAAACTGACCGACAGGATGCGGTCAATGCCTTTCAATCCAACGCCCATTATTTTCTGGTTTGCCAAATAGCGGCTGGTGGAGTCGGAGTGAGTCTTCACGATCTAAACGGAAGACCGAGGGTATCCCTCATCAGCCCGACATATTCGGCTATTGATCTCAAACAGGCTCTTGGCCGGATTCATCGGTCGGGGGCCAAGTCCCCTGCTCTTCAGTACATTTTGTTTGCGGCCAACTCGGTTGAAGAAGAGGTTAGCCAGTCGGTTCGCAGAAAACTCAAGAACATTGAGTTGCTAAACGATGGTGATCTTCTCACGCACAATTGACTTGACGTTTGCGTTTTAAACATCACAATACGCGCCACGCTAATGGACACTTCACACGCAAGATATAGCCCGAGCACTCTCAAGAGCCGGGAACTCTGCCCGGGGTACGAGCCGAAAAAAGACGGCGAGGTCCACATCGTTACACAACGCGGGACCGCCATGCATCAAGCTTGCGAGATCGGCGACTTCGACAACCTTAACGCCGAAGAAACAAAACTTGTCATGAAATGCCTGGACTATGTCGAACGCGTCCGGGCGGAGTTATTGACCGATGCTTGATCTAAAGGAAATCAAACTTGAAGTCTTTGATCAATGGGGGTTTGTCGACCGCCTGCTCATTCGCGGCAACAAAGCCCACCTCATTGACTACAAATTTGGATTCAATCCTGTCGATGACGCGGAGCACAACGCTCAAATGTGGGCTTATACGCTCGGGGTTTTTGACAAGTACGACTACATCACCGATGTCACCGTCCATGTCCTACAACCCAGACTCGACCTTATCTTCACCCACACATTCAATCGGGAATCCGATTATGGGCGGATGGAAAAACGAATAAAAGGAATCATAGACAAATGCAAAAATCATACCGAAGCCGATTACACCCCCGGAGACCAATGCGTGTTCTGCGCGAAACTGGCCGACTGCCCAGCAGTCCACGGAGCCACCATGCAGATCGTTAAAGCATATGACCTGGCACACGACGCGCAGTTGCCGGAACTATTTCATCCAAGCCAGTTGGCTACACCCGAACGTCGCGCTCAGGCGCACCGGATCGCGATGGTCATGGAGGCTTGGTGTTCCAGCGTCCGCAAGCACAATCTGGAGTTTGCTAAGGAAGGCGGTGAAATTCCCGGTTACGGCCTCAAGGAGATTCAAGGCCGAAGGGAAATAAAAGATCCGCAAAAGGCATGGGAACTTGTGAAGGAAAAACTCACCCCGGAGGAATTTAGTTCCGCTTGTGAGGTTAAGTTTACGGATTTGGCCGATCTGGTTGCGGCCAAGGCGCCTCGCGGTCAGAAGACCGTGGCGAAAGAACAACTGGAAGACGCGCTGATCGAAGCGGAAGCAATGACGCGAGGTGAGCCGTCTTATCAACTAAGAAAAACTAAAGAGATAAAACAAATAAAATGAAGACATCATTCAGTAAGAAAGACAAAGAAGCGGCGGAACAGAAGGAAACTCAGGCTCTGGCGGCTGTGGAGAGCAAAGCTCCCGCAATTGCCAACCGCAACTCGGCGGTCGATGGCGAATTCAAAGCCTCCGACTTCCTGATCCCGCGGATCAACCTGGTCGGCAAGACCGGGAACCTGAGCAACAACTTCCAGCCGGGCTCCTTCGTCTTCAACAAAGAGCTCGTCGTTGGGTCGAAAGACGCCCCAATGGAGACGATCATCACTCACATCCAGAAGAAGTACATCCAGGAGATCCCGTACGGAACCGATGTGATCCCGAAGATTTTCGCCTCGCAAGCCGAGGTGGAAGCTGCCGGAGGAACCCTGGACATCACCGAGGGCGACGATACGGACCGTTACATTCCGTTTCTCGTCCTCACTCTCCTGGTTGCGGAACCCAAGGACAAGAACCCTATCTTTTCCTTCGAGGGACCGGACAAGAAGAACTACGCCCTGGCCCAGTACAACCTCACCAAGAGTGCGTACCGTGGCGCGGGTCGTCAGTTGCTGACCGACAGCCAGACCGTCCTGCGCGGTGCGCTCACCAAGGGCCGCTACCACGTTGGAAGCAAGCTGAACACGAACTCGATGGGCAGCTGGTTTACGCCCACGTTCAAGCTGGCCGGAACCAACAACGAAGAGTTCCAGGCTTGGGCCTCGAGCTTGGTCTAAATAGATGAGGAAGGGGAGACGTTCCGGCATGGTGCGGCGCGAGAAGCGCCGACAGGTTAAGTGTTCCTTGCCGCGTGAAACACCGGACGTCCTCCGCCAATTTATATCTCTCTTGAATCATCTTAATTTCAACGTGAAAACAGAAGTAAAGGGTATATGGATCAAAACGAAATAAACACGGATTTGGCTCCAGCCATCAGCGAGGTGGTGGCGGAAGCCGGAGAAGTCATCAACAAAATCATGTCCAAAGGTTCGGATAAAAGCGTGTTTGGCCAGTGGTTTCACACCGACAGCCGCAGATACAACGCCGACCGACTTATATCGCATGTTACCCAGGCCATGATGCAAATCGACGGCAACAGGCCCGACCCCGATACCGCCGGTGAAACTTCTCTCGATCATTTGGAGAGGGCTTTGGTCAGGGCCATGTTTTTGCTTTACAAGACGCGCAGGGGGAAAACGCTATGATCGATGCCTTGTTGCTTCGCATTTTTGTGTGGATCAGCCGGCGTTGGTTTGGCTCGGTCGTATTCGCCACCGATCCCGATACCGAGCGAGTAACTTCCATGTTTTTCTTTGACAGGGAGGAGCACGCGCACAGACTCATGAGGATTATCGAGAAAGAGAAACTCAATCACGAACCACAAAAGGAGCATAAAAATGATCATTGAATGGCTTTGGAATCGAAGGGGATTTGCATTCCCGCAGGTAAAAACGGAAACCAAAAGCACGAAGGCAAAAATCAGGGTCGGAAAGACCAAAACAAATGCCAAGAAACGCAAGCGATAAGCTGGCTGACGAACTTGTTGCCGCTTTGGATTACCTGTTGCAGGAGGGATTTATATGTTTGACAGACCGGAAGGAACCCACGATTGTTTTAAGCAAGGAGGTAGCCACATGGAACTTCAGGAAATAGTCGGGAAAGAAGATTACGAAAAGACCGACCATAATCGCCGGAGTAGTCTCCATCGCCTCCACCAGTTTTACTGCCGGGTCGTTGATCTGGCGGAAGCCAACCACGTGACTGCCGCTCGCCTTGTGGAGGAGAACGGTCGTCTAGAGAACGAGAACGAAGGTCTGAGGGATCTCTGCCAGGAGCTCCTCTCCGACATGGCCGACCTCGAGAAGGAATGCTCGGAGTTCCGACGCAAGGTCCGGTCCGCCGTCCTCGAATTAACACCACACCAGAAAGAGAACAAACATGACTGAAATAGTAATCAGAATCGAACATAATCAAAAAGACGAAAAACTTAACATCAGCGTTGTCCCGCGTGACAACGAGCCGACCCTTGTGGAAAAGGATGTTTTCCTGGGGTTGATGCCCCTCATCCATAGTCTTTTGTCCCAAATTCTTGGCCAGGAAGGATTCAAGAATCCGGATAAAAGCGACCTTGTCGACAAGCAAGGTAACTCCCTCAGCGAGGACTACATGGTCTCCAACGGGATGATTGAACCCGAAGGCGGCGCTGAGATTGTCGATCCCAAAACCGGCGACAGAAAATGACCCGAACTTCAGCCAGTTACGCACTGGCCGAGGAGTTCATGGTGATCCCTTACCCATTCGTGGGTGAGGGGAGGGACTCAATCGAGGCCGAATACATGGTGCTGCTGGAAAGCGGCATTCACCCTAAAGAGATTTCGGATATGATCCTTGACGCCCTCAAGATCCTATTGAACGCCAGGTTAAAGACGAAGAACAATAACGAAAAATATACAAAATTGACAAACCAAATATCCGACATGCTTGGGAGACTTTTGGTTTTCGAGGAACTCATACGCGGAGACAAAAAATGAACACATACGCAATCGACTTTGAAACTTACTATGACAAGGACATTTCCATCACCACACTTGGACAGTGGCACTATTTGCGCCACGACAAGTCGGACATCTACATGGTGGCCATCCACGGTCCGGACGTGGACTACGTGGGGAGTCCTAAAAACGCTCCCTGGGCCAAGATCAACGGGCACAGGTGGATTGCCCACAACTACAGTTTTGACGGCGCGGTGATCGAGAGATTGCGCGAGGCAGGTGAGTTCTTAGCCAGACCTGTTGTCTGGGACTGCACCGCCAATCTTTCGGTCGCCGTGGGAGCGCCCCGTAACCTTGCAGGGGCCTCCCGTGAACTTCTGGACAGAAAGATCGACAAGGACCCACGCGACAAGATGCACTCCAAAAAATGGATCGACGTGGAGAACACCGAGTTTGGAAAGGAAGTTCTGGAGTACGCCAGACAGGACGCGCAGGCTTGCTACCAGATCGACCAGAAGTTCGGCGGAAGCCTCCTTCCGATGGAACAGGAACTTTCCCGTCACACGATCTCGATGGGTTGGGGCGGCGTTTATGTAGACAAGGATGCCGTTGAAAAAGGCATCAAGATCCTGGAGCGAAAGACATGGGAATCTGAAAATGCATTGCCCTGGATCGACGAGACTGACGGGGTCGTTCTTTCGACCAAGGCGTTCCGCCGGGAATGTGCCAAGGCCGGGATTCCGTGGCCCACCTCTATGGCGGAGAACTCCGAGGAGTGCGCTTTGTGGGAAGCCCAGTACGGCGACAAGGTTCCGTTTGTCGGCATCATGCGCGACTGGCGGAAAGCCAACTCGCTTCTGGCCAAGATGAAGGTCATGCGCTCCCGCGTGCGACCGGACGGTACGATGGGATACGGACTCAAATACATGGGCGCCCACACCGGGCGCTGGTCGGGTGACTCCAAATTCAATGTGCAGAATCTTCCCCGCAACGAGATGTTTGGTGTTGATCTACGGGGTTGCATCGTACCCCGGCCAGGTAAGAAGTTTGTGATCTGCGATCTGGCCCAGATTGAGCCCAGGGTTCTTGCATGGTTGTGCGAGAACGAAGGACTCCTGGACGCAATTAGGAACGGTTATGGCATCTATGAGGCCGCGGCCAAGAACATGAATCTCTGGAACGGTGCGAAAGGCACGCTGAAGAAGACCGATGCCCCGCTCTATCAGCTGGTGAAAGCCATGGTGCTCGGCCTTGGTTATGGCGCGGGAGCCAAGAAGTTCTCGCTCATCGCCAAGATGCAGTACGGGATTGAGATGACGGATTCAAGGGCCCAGGAGATCGTCAACGATTTTCGCGGACGCAATCCGGGCATCCTCCAGCTGTGGCGCAGACTTGAGAATGATCTTCACCAGGCCAAAGCCGACAAACAGCTTGAGGTCGGACTTCCAAGCGGCCGTATTCTTACCTACCGCAATATCATGTCGCAATGGCCTGAGAGCCAGAAGTTCGACAAGGACGGTCGGATGCGGAAGCCGGCGTGGACCGCTAGCGTAGAGCGCGGCGGTCCGCAGATTCCGTTCTACGGAGGGAAGCTTTGCGAGAACCTGGTGCAGGCTGTAGCGCGGGACGTTATGGGCGCGGCGGTGCTTCGCCTGGAGAAGGCCGGCTGTCCCGTTGTGATGCACATCCACGACGAGGCGGTTTGTGAAGTTGACAAGAACGTTCCGGCTGGTGAAATTGAAAGGCTCATGAGTGAATCCCCCGAATGGCTGGAAGGTTGTCCGATCGGGGCGGAAGCGGTGGACGCGGAAAGGTACAAGAAATGACGCTTTTCCGAATCCCTAATTTGTCGTCGGCTGTGGCCGGTCCCTGCACACCGTGGACTGGGAATGTAAACCAGCCCCCGAGCATGAAGCCAGAAGATGCCAAGAAGTGGTCCACCAGTTCGCAGACGGACGGAATGTTCGTCAGCGGATTCGAGGGCCGGGCACCCTCCATGCGCGTGACCAAGGACAACCCCCCGGCCAAGATGCATGCGTTCGTGGTCGACTACGACGCCGAGATTACCGACAGCGAATTCATCGACAGCCTAGCCAACAAGGTCAAGGGCTACAAACCCAACTATGCCCACAGGACTCCGAGCGGCGGGGCCCGGGTCATCTGGATGTTTGAGGAGCCGGCGCAGATCCCGGTGGGTCTGCTGGAGCCTTTCATCAAACGGATGGCCAAGGAACTGGGGATCAAAAAGATCTTCCCCGGTCTGGACGATAACTACCTACGTCCGGAGCAATACTACGCGTGGTACGAACCCATCACCAAGGTTAGCGACAAGCCGATCCGGTCGGAAACGATCTTCAGCTGGCTCGCCACGACGATTGACTCTTCAACCAAGTACCGCGGAGAAGGTCCGGTCGAGATTCCGATGGACCGGGTCCGTTCGCGTGTCGAGGAAATGTTCCCAGGGCGATTGATCGGAAAGCTTGAGGTCAACTCCAGGACCAATGCGTTCTGGTCGCCGACCTCGGACAATCCGACGTCCTGCGTGGTCACCCCGACCGGCATGGTCAGCTTCTCCCAGGAGAAGAGCTTCTACAGCTGGGCCGACATCCTCGGGGCCGGCTGGGTCAAGGAGTTTGAGGAAGACCGCCTGGGCGCTCCGCTGTCCAACTACTATTATGACGGCAAGAAGTACTGGCGGCGTGACGGCACAGGCGTGTGGCGTGATGCTGAATCCGACACGGCCAAGAAAGACATCGCCAGCATCTACGGACTGTCGCTTGCCCCGATGCAACGGGGTGGACAGTGCGAGGTTGACCAGACGATGTTCCGCATCCGAGAAACACGGCGGGTCGACGAAGCTGGTCCTATCCTTTTCAACAAGGAGGAGATCGTCCACCTGGGCGGCAAGAACATCCTGAACGTCTCACGCGTCAAGGTTCTCGAGCCCCGCTCGGAACCCTGCATTAAGTGGGGCGACGGATTCCCATGGATGGCGCAATTCCTGGAGGGGTTCTTTGACCCGTCCGATTCGCTCCAGTACTTCCTGGCGTGGCTCCATCACTTCTACACCTCGGCCCGTGCCGGCAAGCAGTCCCAAGGCCAGGCGATCTTTATCGCCGGTCCGGTGGGCGTAGGTAAGACTCTCCTGGGCACCCAGGTTGTCTCCCGCTTGCTGGGCGGAGGTTGCGACGCCTCGGGTCACATCTCCGGCGAAAGCGAGTTCAACTCGGAGATGTTCGAGGTGGGCGTGCTTAACGTGGACGACACGATCGCCTCGACCAGCCATGAGAAACACCTACTCTTCTCCAACACGGTCAAGAAGTTTGTCGCCAACCGGCGGCATCGCTACCGAGCCATGTGGAAGAATCCCTCGACCATCGAGTGGAGCGGGCGCGTGTTTGTCACCCTCAACGACGATCCCGATTCAATGCGGGCGGTTCCATACACCGACGCGAGCATCCTGGACAAGCTGATGCTTTTCAAGGCGTCGTCGCGTGGGATGAGATTCCCCGCGGCCAAGGAACTCCAACGCATCCTGGACGGCGAGCTTCCGGCGTTTGCCCGCTGGCTTGTCGACATGGAGATCGACGACGAACTCAAAAGCTCCAGCCGGTTCGAGGTCAAGTGCTACCACCACCCCGACATCCTGGAAGACACCCGGACCACGCACCCCAACCACGCGTTCTCCGAGCTTCTGGATGAATTTTTGGCCAGCTTCAAGCTGTCCAATCCCAAGGAGATCGTCTGGAAGGGATCTGCCACGCAGCTTCTGACCCAGATGCTCAACGATCCGGGTCTGGAGAAACTCACCCGCCACTATGCGGCTACGCCCGAGAAGATGGGCCAGCGGTTGGCAAAGCTGATGACCACAAAGAGCATCGAGCGGGTGACCCTGCACGGCAAGGTGACGTGGAAAATTCCTGTTGACGACGGCCAGGGGGCCTTGGCAACATGATCCCACGTGGAAACGAATGCCAAGAAGTCTTTCGACCAGCTGGTTGAATCCTACCGGGAACATCTTTCCCGCGGGGTCTCCAATCCTGATCTCGAACTAAAGCAATCATCCATCCCGGATGCCGGGCTGGGTGTGTTTGCCAAGCGCGACTTCTCGGAGTTCGACATCGTCGAGTTCTGCCACTGCGTGATTTTGGACTGGCGCAGGAAGTATGTGCGCGACCCCAGGATCGAGCAGTACGCCTATTCGCCCAAGTGCGAGTGCGAGGAGTGCAAGAAGCACGGCGCCCACATCGTTTTGCCCATGGGTTTTGGCATGGCCTACAACTCGGCCGAGTCCATGGAAGCCTCCAATTGCAGTTTTGCCATCGTGCCGGGACACCGGATGATGGCCTTCATCGCCAGAAAGCCCATCAAGGCGGGTGATGAAATCGTGACGTGGTGGGGTCAGGCGTATTTCGACAAGTGGTGCAAGAGGAAAGATGAGCCAGCGGCCCAATGAGAAAACTAATCCTGGCGGGAATCCTGGGTCTACTGGCCCAGGTTCACGCGGCCAACATCCTAATCGAGCCCGATCCGACCAAAAAGCCGGCCAAAAAGATCAAGGTAAGGGTCACGGCGTACTGGCCGGGGCAGGATTACTGGACAAGCCGGTTCAAGTCCAGCACGGGCTATACCCTCAAGTGCGGCAAGTCGTGCGCGGTGGACCCAAGGCTCATCCCGTACGGCAGCACGGTCGTCGTCGCCGGAAGGGAATTCCGGGCTATCGACACGGGCACGGCGGTCAAGAGCCGCAAGGCAAGCCGGGGGAAGTACCCTGTTGTCGACCTTTTCTTTGCAAGCGAGAAGAAGGCCATGCGGGAGCTGGCCACCCTGCCCAAATACGCCTGGGTCGAGGTGAAACCGAAATGAAAAAGGAACAAACCCTCGGGGAGATACGCATTCTCTCCGAGAAAAACGTGCCATACGTCGAACTCAAACTCGACATGGACGACGAGACCATCAACCGGCTGGCCCAGGCCGGGTGGATCGAGATCCAGCACGACAAAGAAGCCCTGGTAGCCTACGCGTTTACCAAGGCCCTCCAGGAGTTTGTTTCCAATGCCAAACGAGCTCGCTGAATGTCTTTTCTTTTCAATCGCCGCGCTTCTTGGCGCCGCCATCTGCATCTTTCTTACCGGTCTGTCCTGGGCCTCGTACTGCTGGCTACGCAAGTTCTGGTATCGCCTCTTCTAGGCCAGCAACCCGATTTTTACCGCCTCCAGGCGCTTTCCGCACTCGCCTCAACGAGAATTATTTCGGATACCTCGATAGGCATGGGGGTCGTCATCGGTGACGGCACAACCGTGGCTACCTGCGCCCACGTGGTTGGGGATCAAAAGAAGGTCACGGTAAAGTCCGGTTTGGGAACCATGGAGGGTACGGTACTGGCCATCGACAAGGCCCAGGACGTGGCCATCCTTTCAGTGCCTGTCAGGCACATTGCCCTCAAGATCCGCTTCTCAAGCGACCTGATGCCCCCAAATTCGTTCGTAATGGCCGCAGGAATGGGGGATGACGTCATGGACATGGATATGAGGCCGGGAGAGGTCCTAGCCAAGTTTATAGGCCCTTACCCCAACTACATCATGAGCTGCCTACCCAAACCTGGTTACTCCGGAGGGCCTGTCCTGGATAGCAAGGGATACCTGGTGGGATTGATACAAGGCTTCGCATACCTGGATAGCAGGGAAGGCATGAACGTTATCCCTGCATACAAGATCTATAAATTAGCCCAACGGGAACTCAAAGACCTGGAAATCAAGTAGTCTTGGGTACCCCCACCCAATGCATATTGTGTAAGTAATTGGGAGACAAAGATTCGTAGAATCTAGGGTTGGGGGGTGGGGGGTGGTAGGGGTGTTTTGAACTTCGTTGCCGTGCGGCCGTTGCGTTTTTGCGTGTTTTTTGTTTGTGCGTGGGGTAACGAGTTGAAATACCCCCACCCACCCCCACCCCTCCCACCCACCTCTCTTATTATAT